AAAATCTTCAATATTTGCAGGATTTGAAGATCAAAAAGAACTAACATATTTTATGTTAGCCTGTCCATATTTAAGGAGAAACTAATGGAACAAGAAGTTACAAACGCCGCCGCCGAACAAGAGCAATCTCAGCAACCTACAGCTACACCATCGGCTGATTTAAATCTCAGCGATTTGTCATCACTGCGTAGTATTTTAGAAGTTGCTAGCAGTCGAGGTGCATTTAAAGCAGCAGAACTAGAAGCGGTAGGTAAGGCATACAATAAATTAAATACCTTTTTAGAATCTGTAACGGCAAAAAAGGAATAATATGAAAAATCTCAAACACGTTGGCAAGATTAAAAACACAGGATCAAAAGTTCTTGTAGTTTTTAGAACATTGCCTGGAGAATCAAATATGGCGTTAGTTGTACAAACAGCTCCGCTATCAGATCAATATCACAATGCTATCATTGATCTAGTAGATAGTGATACTGGACAAGATTCTTGGGAGTTTGGAGAAATATTATTTGCTAGACCATTTCCAGACGGAAGACCAATGTTGCAGGCTCTGCAATCAGATAATCGTCTAAGTAGAGTCAGCACTGATAGTATCATCATGACACCTACACCAAATACAGAAATCTTGTTAAGCGAACTTAATGCATTAATTGCAGAACAAAAAAATTGTGCAATAGATGATTTGTATACTTTTGTTAAAGGTGCACCTTCAAAAAGTTCGGTTGAAAAGAAAGATGAAGACACTGTTAGTGTAGCATCATCTTCAAATGAAGTATTATCCGACAAAGATATAGCTCGTAACTATAGAAGTCAGGCAGATGCTATGTATAAAGAAGCAGCAAGACTACGTAAAGAAGCTGATGAATTAGATCCACCGGCAAAGAAAGCGGCAAAGGCCAAAGAATCCGAAAGTGCCTAAACCGTTATTTAAGCCACCAACTCATTTGATTAAAGAGTGGCCGGAAGTTTTTGAAGATATGTATATGAACACTATGCCAGTAGCATATTTAAAAAGCGTCCGGTTAGAATTTAACAACGGTAGAATATGGGAGATCGATATTCAAGAACAACGTAGTAACGAAACTGACAACATTGTGGCGGAAAAGTTACTAGACACATTTCAAGAATATCGAGACGATATTACCAAAGTAGATTTTGCTATAGACATACAAAGATTAAAAGAAGATATTACAAAGCAGACTAAGAATATTCTTTAAAATATTTCTTGCTTGATTCTATAGCACAATCAAACATAGACTTTTTAAAATTTATAATTTTATAATGATCGAAGTTATGTTTGATTGTGCTTTTCCATTTTTGTAACATTAGTTTTTTTTCTTCTGAAGGCACATTATACCAATCTTTTAAAGATCGATGAAAATGTAAAAATCGTTCTTGATCGTCTTCGATGAGATCGTAAAGTTGATCAATGCCATCAAAGTCAGTAGAAAATCCCCAACTCCTTAGTTTTTCTAAAGTGCCTTTTTGTCCTAGTATCATAAACGGGTGGCCGACTAACAAAGGCCTAAATGTTTTTTCTGTGATAAACAAACCGCCTGTTTGATTGAAGTGACTTTCAGTTACCACGGTAAGTTGGCTGCTTTCATATATTTCAAGGTTATTAGTTAAGTTTGGTACTTGATTAACTAAATCTGTTACATCTATAGTCTTAGGGTAGTTGGCGGTTAATACTGTGTTGTAATGATTGTATTCTACGGTTTGATATATTGGTGCATCAATAGGGTGTGTAGAAAACCAAGCGCCTCCACTTACTAGACCTTGTAATTTATTTTCAGCAAGAAAATATAAATGTTCGGTTCTGTGATTTCTATGAGCACGATTTAAGCTGTTAAAAGGCAAACAATTATCTTTTAAATTAACAACGTCATTAGGAGGATGTGACTCTTTTCCATCCCACTCAACGCCTTCTTGGAATTCAATATATTCTTCTTTAGAGTGTTGCTTGCACCATTCAGTATACTGTTGGCTAGCATTTAGATTACCAGAAACAATAAGAACAGAATATTTAGGTAGTCCTAGTAATCGAATAGTATTATGCAGGTGTTCAAAACCATCGAAGGCATTAGAAGTAAAGTTATCTCCCTCTACAATCGACAATATCAATATGCGTATTTTTTTAGATTTTGCAGCTTTAATTACTCTGCTCGGTATGTTTAATAATAGATTGAAACTTTTTAGAAAAGTTTTTGCACACCATAGCTCAGGTATTTTGCTAACTTCAACGACATATAGTCCCTGCTGAGAGTATTCAGTTGATTGTACAAATTCAAAAGCAGACTCGCTTAGTCGTTTTTTTAATTCTTCTAACGACCGTACCTGTTTGATGTCTACAATATGTGAAAGATTTACTTCTGTGTCACTATCAAAGTAACAGAGCATTACAAACCTCTTGCTAGGATAACTCCGTTATTTCCTGTATAAAGTATTTTATAACCGTTACATAACAAATAAGGAACTACGGCACCGCATTTTCCAGTATACGTTCCGTGATGCTCTACTACAGGAGTATCATCACAGATTACTAGTGATTGATCAGCCATATACGGCATACAATTTATCATCTGATGTAGATGTTCTATTTGACTACCTAGATTGGACCAGTCAACATTTCTAAATGCATAACTTGTTTTAATAGTGTCTGCGTTTGGTCCAGGATTGGACCAGTCATAGTTGTCAAGATAAAGAATTTTAATTTGTTTGTTGAGTGTAGGTAAAATCTTCTTAGTCCACACACTACCTGTTTCTACTTGCCATATACTGTGATCTAGATGTGCAAGTCGTCGTTGAGGTTCAATAACAACATCTACTGTATAAAAAGGTATTTCCCAATTTACTGATAATCCGTTAAAGAATTCTGTAGATCCTTCGTTTTGATCGCTTCCGATCTCTAATATTATATCACGGTCTTGATTGTAAGACAACTGAGATAGATAAGGTTGACTGTTAAGATGAAAGTTTGCCATTATATAAATTGACTTCGATGTGGTGGGGTTTCGTGTGTAGCATTGCTGCCATAATAAAACTGAATAAAGTTTTGTCTTGCAATATGTTCTGGACAATTTAATGGATGAGGATGTCCGTGGATTAATCGTTCGTCGTAATTCCATATGGCCAATCTATTTGGTTTAGGTTCTATTTTAACTAGGCATTCCGTACGATCAAAATCCCAAAACTCTAGATCTCCTCCCCAATTAGCATCCCATTCTTGATTCATATAGAGTATTATGTTAGCACGTCTAGTAAGTCGAATCTGTTCGTTCCAATTAAAATCGTTATGCAATCCTAGACTATCGCCACGAGATATACGAGTTATGCCGCCTCCACGATAGTAAGGATCTGCTACCAGCTTGTCGAGACCAGTGACTTTTTCAATCCATTTAAGAAAATCACTACCTTGAAAACTATAGGCCATCGACTGTATTCTGGGTGTGCTGGTAAAGTTTCTACATTCTTTTCTATAACTAGTACCGTTGCTAAACACTGTCCAATCACTTTCTTGTAGGAAGTCGACTTCAAAACTCAGAGTCTTAAAAAGATCATCTGGTAGAAAATTGTCTATTATTGTATAAGGGACAGGTGATGTTATAGAGTGAGCCTGTGCTAAGATAGCAGGATCGTGCTGCTGATCAATCTCATTAAAGAATTTGTATATTTGACTGTGGCTCAAGATAGTCTCTTAAAAAATTAAAATCTGTGTTGTATGTTAGATTGTCTTTTTTAGACAGCAACTTTTGTTGATTTCTATAGGCTATAGAATGACAATTTTCTACCAGTTCAGCATAGTCATTTGCAGACAAATTTGTAATTCTTTCTATTTCATCAACAATCATATTTAATCGTTTTTGATTATCTGTTTCTGTATCGTAGCTTTCATTAATATAAGGACTGAATGTTTCAAACCCAAGATGGCGTACATCTTCTAAAAAGTAAGGTGTGGCAAATGCTATGAAAGGCCTAGCGCAGGCGATCGGCTTATTGGTTTTTTCTGTAATGCTGCTAGGTGCTAAGTTTCTAGTATTTTCTTTGTATTCCTTAAAACCTGAAACATAGTAGGATAAATCATAATGAGTTTCGATTAACAAATGAAAATCTGCAGATAGTACACAGTTATAAGTAGCATTGTTCCATTTATTTGTTACAACATCTGCAGGATCATCTAATATGTAAGGAACTTTAGATAGCCAGTTAGTTATTGTATCGTTAACTGTAAATCCGTTGTTGACTAGATCTGTTAACATTGTTTCTTGACTATAATATCTAACTTCACCATAGGGGAAAATGTTGTAGAAAGAATAGTTAAAGTCTTTTAGTAAATCTCTTTTAACCATCTCACAATAAATCTGCAATCTCCAAGCACGATAGTTTCTACTAAGAGCACTAAACTTTTTCTCTGTACTAAATGTTCCTTGAGGAATATGAGTTTTTCCTAAAAGGTCGTTGTAGACTCCTATAGTAATTCCCATAATATTCAATTCTGTTAATCTATCTTTTAAAAACTTTCTATGCACTTCGTCCATAACTATAAGATAAATCTTCTCTGCAGGAATATGCTTTTGTTCTATGATATTTTTTAAATCGTATGCTAAAGTATACGTGAAAGTTTCGTTACAGTTTTCATATAAAAATTTAGCAGTCGGTTCTGTTCTTAGATGATCCCATTGAGCATCTTCTAAACAATCTAAAATTTTAATACCTTGATGTAAATCGTAGTAAGCGTGAAAATAGTAGATAACATTTAGATCAGGCGTCCAATTTTCTAATGGTGATATTAGTTCCGAGATAACTTTAAGATCGTATAGGCGTCCAGTTTTAGTATACAGCATTGACTTGTCCTTTGATCCAATTATAGGTGTGCTCTAATCCGTATTCTAGATGTTCGTCAGGACGCCAACCTAATAGTTCTTCAATAAGTTTATTATGACTAGAGCGTCCCATAACTCCTACCGGGCCTGGAATATTTTTAATTGTGATATTTTTGTTGGCTATCTTGCCAATCAAGTAGGCTAGATTATTGATAGTGATCATACGTTCGCTCCCAAGATTTACAGGCTGATCAATATTGCTGGCCATTATCATTTGCAGGCCTTTTAGGCATTCTTCGATATAAAGGAAGCTGCGAGTCTGTGTTCCCGGACCCCATATTTCAACTAACTCATTTTCTGCAACCTTACGGCACAATGCTGCCGGAGCTTTTTCTTTGCCATCGTTCCAAGAACCCTGTGGTCCAAAAACATTATGCAGTCTAACCACTTTGGCATCAATGCCGTGATTCTTTCTGTGAGCAAAATATAATCTTTCGCTGAATAATTTTTCCCAACCGTATTCTGTATCTGGCTCGGCAGGATAAACTGTATCTTCGCTGCAAAGAGGATTATCAGGATCAGTTTGATTGCGTTCAGGGTATACACAGGCACTGCTGGTATACAGTATTTTCTTTATACTTTTCTTGCAGGCTTCGTGAACAACATTCAAATTAATCATTGCAGAATTGTGCATAATATCCGAATCGTGATTGCCGGTACCTATATACCCTGTGCCACCCATATCTGCAGCCAATTGATATATTTCATCTAGGTCGCCGGTAATTAACTTTTCTACTAACTCCGGATTTCTTAAATCATAAAGATAAAATTCGTCTGCATCTGTCGGAGCATAAAGGGGCCGCTTTATATCAGCAGCGATAACATAATGTCCTTGTTTTTTTAAATCTTTAACTAAGTGATAACCGATAAAGCCGCCGGCTCCACATACTAATATTTTTTTCATTTTATGCTCCATACTTTTCTGTAAATTCTTCTATTTCTTTATTTGGTAATGTATTTAAATGACGTACATTGTATTCTACGATTTCTTTTACATCATAACTAAATTTAATCTGTTCGTCAACTGTCCATTTTGATATTATATCAATTATATCAAATATCATCAACATACGTTTTTCATTATTAATTTCCAAATCATAACTTTCATTCCAAAATTGATCAAAGGTTTTAAATCCCATATCTTTGATATGTTGTAAAGTTCCAGCGGCACCTATGATAATAAACGGTTGCATAAATGCAATTGGTTTGTAAGTTTTTTCTGTTATGTGAATGTAGTTATCAAAGAAAAAAGTTTCACTGGCAATGTTAATTAGCGAATTTTCATATAATGTTTCTACTGAAAACTCCGAAGGTTCCATTGGATAGGAATCAAAATTATCTACATCTAATACCAAAGGAAGAACGCTATTTGCAGATTGTATATCTTCAGAACTAATATTAAAAGCTGGCATTCTTTGAGATAGGTAATGAACATTATCTACAAACGATCTATGAGATTCTGGTTGTTCCGCAGCCATACTAATATAAAACTTATCAAGTAGATTTTTTTTAACTACATTCATAAAAAATAATAAACGATGATCACTATATCGACGATTAAAATTGAGAAACAATTTTTTTCTAATTCCAGGCTTATATTCAGTTAAAATATTCTTTTGTATTGTATCTTTTACATTTGTTCTGTCTAATCTAAAAGTTGGTATATATGCTACTTGTATTTCTGAAGGAATATTATACCTTAAACAAAAGTTATTGTACACAGATTGTCCATTAGCACAATTGGTTGCATAGACTATTTGAGATAAGGGAACATTTTTAACTTTAAAATAATGTGTCATTGCTTTAAAAAAGTTATCGTTAACATAACTTTCAAATAACACAGTTATTAAAAAATATCCTTTTTTATTTTTAATTTTATCAAGTATCTGATAACTAATCTTATTATTATCTAAAAATCCGTCGTTAGGATTAAAAACATTTAAAGTGTTTCTATAATAGTATGTTGCAAAATTTAACTCATATAGAAATACTTCATCTTTTAAATCGTAAGCAGGTATGATATTTCTGTTAGGAACTCTTCTATAAAAATGCGGTGCTTGTACTGCATCGTGCGGATACTCTGAAAATTGTGCTTCTATTGCTGCTTCTGTTAAATCTATAATATTAGGTACACGAGTATTGGTAATAGGACCCCTTGGTCCTATCCATTCGTAGACAAAATTTACTTTCTTATTCATTTTTACAATTATAATAAAAATTAATTAGCTCAGGAAACGTTTCTTCAAAATTAGTGCCACGACGTCGATCGTATTCTGTAAACCAATTATAAAAATCTTTGCGGCCTTCTTTAAGTTTATGATCAGAATAAACTGTGGTCTCCATATATTTTACCACTCGAGAAAACTTATCATATTCTTGTTGACTAAACTTAGTTGGATCTTCTTCGTTCAAATTATCTTCCATATATTTTAAAGAGCTGTACATATAGGGCATAAATTCTTCTTTAGGAAGAATATTCATATCATATTGCAACGGTTCTTTTAAATGCGGAGTGTCAAAACCAATTCTTCTAAATCTTTGATCTTCTGGTCTATGGTATTTTTTGCGCCATTCTAATAATTTTTCTAATAGACTTTTAAAATTTGTTACTGTTAGAATATTAAAAGTAATCATAAATGTGACTGGAGAAGTTGTTCCTGTCATGTACCGATCAAAATTACGTTCCCATATTTCAAGATCTAATCCAGTCCTAATATACTCTGCCTGCGTACCCCAAGTATCTAAACTAGTGAACAGTTTAAATTCTCTAATTTTGTTCTCATTAGTTAGCTTGTTAACATAATCAACGAATCTTTCAATAAGAACTGGCTTTGCCCCAAAATTACTGTTTATGTTTAATCCTAATTTAGGAATTGGTTCTTTGTCAAGACTATCTAATAACTTCCAAGTGCTAGATTGCAGTAAAGGTTCGCCACCTGTTATTCTTAAAATATGTAAGGTCTTGCTAACTTCAGGCCACCAACGCCACCAAGCGTCAACGTAGGGATTGTTTTCTTCTTCGTAAATTTTAAACCAATCAATATCATTCCTATGATTTTTAACCATAGTATAAGGACCGTGATCTTTAATTTCTTTATAATAGCTACTGCTGTATTTGGGGTGACAATACCCGCATTTAAAATTACACTCATTACCAAAACTAACTTCTATATATTCTGGATTTATGTTGTGATCATGGCTATTATTTTTAACCTCGTTGTACCTATCGTCTGTGAAAATATTTTCATTGCGATCGTGACGATCTGACTTGTAATCAACACCCAACGCTTCGATATTCCAACAATAAGAACATCCTGTAGGTTTTTCTCCTGCAAGCATTTGTCTGCGTTCTTCTTTTTTTTGATCAGTATTATGCAATGCACTAGGATTAATTTTTATTTCTTCTAGTTTAATTTCGTGAGGAGGAGGATGATAACAACTGTGTGTTTGTCCTAGTTGCAGATAAATCGTAGAATGATGCCATTTTGCAAAACAAAATGTAGGACTTATTTTTTCTAATAAACCTTTTCTATAAAATTTTAATTCTTGTTCATTCATCGAATTTTCTTTTTAACCAATCAAAATCATTAATCTTTTTTAGTGCTTCTATATTATCTTTATTTGTACTACCGTATTCTTTACCAGCAATTGCACCTGCAATAGCTTCTTGTCCAAAAGGTCGATCGGCTCCTACGGTGCACCATATATCAAGTCTGTGTAATGTTTCTTCGCTTTTTTGTCTGTCGATAATTTTACTAGACAATTTACAACATTCTCTAAATGCACTTTTCCAAGTGTTAAACGAATCAGTATTAAATGCTGTTATGTTCGATATAGCTTTAACTGCTTTAAATTTATTAGATATGCTGGTTGTCATATCTGGTTTAGACACATCCATATTTAGAGTCATCGAAGTAGGTAATAATTTAACTCCGCCATATCCGTATACTAGATCATTAATAGGATTTTTACTGCGCCAAACGTGTACAATATCTTTTTCATAAGTAGATACCTCGTGATCAAAATTGAACTCTTCTACAATTTCAGCATCGCCGTCAACTACCCAAAACATACAAGTCTCTGCTAACCTAGCGGCAGCTATGTGGGCTTGGTGTATTCCTTTAACACCGTGTACTCTTTTTGCTCTAGGAAATTTTGATTTTAAATTTTTAAAATTAGCATCGGCAGTTGGTTCGTTATAACTGATAAAAATTATATCGTAAGGACAAAGTTTGCTTGCAATAACATCATGATGTTTTTTTTCTACTAAGAATCTATGAGTAATTTCTTTTTGACTTAATTCTTTGTTTTTAGGAACTAGTGATATTCCGGCATAATTTTCTTCACCTCTAAAGATATTTTTAAAAACGTGATTCATATTACGATCTGCAACATTATGATGACTAAAATATAAATCAAATTTAAAATTATCGTCTACTAATACCTCTTTAGGAATAAACCAAAACATATCAGTGGACGAATTATTTTTTGCTGTTAGATAGTCGTCGTAAGAATCTATTATAAATTTATCATATATTTTTGGCTTACTAACAACTAGATCTACTTCTTTTTTATTAGTAAAAAATCTGTGATCAAATTCTTTTTTACTTATGATTGTATTTTTAGAAAATAAACAAAGTCCATCAAAGTGTTCTGCATTTTTAAAAATGTGTGTAATATTCCTGTGAAAATAATCATAATAAGGAACATAATAATTAAAACTATAATCTACTTCAATGTCATTCCAGATTACCCAGAACATATCAGACTTGGTATTCTTAACTGTTTCTAGATATTCATCATAAGTATTGATATAAAATTTTTCAAAAGGTTTTGGAATTGACGCTGTTACATCTATTTCTTTTTTGTTAATATAAAATCTATGCTGAAATTCTTTTGAGCTTATATCTGAATGTTTAGGAAATAGTGTTATCCCATCAAAATATTCTGCATTTTTAAAAACGTGAATATATTGTTCATCCCACTTAGGAACAATATAACTAAAATTAAAATCTTCTAAAATAATTAAGTCATCCCAAACTACCCAAAATAACTTAGTAAATGATTTTTTAGAAATATCTAAAAAAGTTTTTACATTTTCAATTTTTTGACTAGAAGGAAATCTATTATTAAAAGACAACCAATCATCTTCGTCGATTTTGTTTCTGCTTACGTAAAAAATATCGTAGATCATCTTAGATATGTATTAGTTAAGTTGATTGTTTCATTATATAAATCTAATGTATACTTACTTTGTTTGGCATCTAAATAAGGATAATCGAAACCTATTCCATTCTTAATACGATATCCTAAATCTTGTATATCGTGTTCAAGGTTAGAGTGATTTATATTTTGCTCATATATATTTCTTAATATTTCAAAATCACGCACATCAACATAATTCCAATCTGTGCAGTTAGTCATCCATTGTCCTAGTCTTGCTCCGTGGACAGCGTATAGACCGTTTTCTTCGTGTGCGCCAACTGTGCTCCATATCTTTAGTCTATGTAGGTTATGCCACCAAATTCGTTCTTTAATCTCGTCAGGTGGAACTTTAACACCATCAAATAAAGTCATCTTTACACCTTCACGAAATCCTGCTCGCCAGGCTTGGAAAGGACTACCTGTTATTACAGTTTCACTATAACATTCTTTAAACTGTTGATATCCATTTTCCCAACAAAAATCAACTTGGGCACGATCACTGTCGCTAGCCTCGTGTGTTTTCATATTGAGTATGAAATCTTTACGCCAGATCTTTAAACCACCGTTTCCATATAATAGCCCGTTGATTTTATTTCTTGCCAGCCAACTGTAGACCTGTATTTCTTTTTTAGTTGGATCAAAGTCTATATTAAAAAATCTACTGTCAACAATATTGTCAGCATCAACAGTTATTACCCAATCTGTTTCTGACTGTTTTGCAGCTTCTTTGTGTGCTTCGTCACTTCCTTTAACTCCGTGTACTCTTTTTGCCCACGGAACTTTATTGCATAGATCTGCATAATGCAAATCTGCATTAGGTTCATCATAACTTAAAAAAACAACATCAAGTTCTACTGTTTTCATATTTTTTCAAAGACGTAATTTTTAAATATTCTTCTTGTAAAGATACTAAATCGTTTGTCTGTGCCTGTGTAGACAAATTCTTTAGAACCCTGCTCTAATTCTTCTAGTCTAAAAGAAATTACTTGATAAAGACCGTGAGGATCATTGTAAGATGTGATTAGAAACTCCATCTCAGTATGTCCGTCCCATCGGATCTTTCTAGTCTTTAAAACAGGCGTCATTAAAAAAATTAATTTATTTTCTAATTCATTGTATTGAATAACAATATCAGTATCTTGTACAGTTAAATATTTTCTGTCAATGACTCTATGTAATATATCATCTATTTTTGTAAGACTATGTTTTTCAACAATTTCAATGCTTTCAGAATCTAGATCAACAAAACAAGAACTCATTCTAATGATCCCATTTTGAATATCTTCTGCTAAATCTCTTTCAATCTTTATTTTAAATTGTTTATTGTCGGCAGCAGGAGAGGGATAAATTCCAACAACTGCACTGGTATCTGGATCATAGATAGCCCAAAATTCTACTTCAGGAGGAGTATAATTCTGTAACCAACTATCAAAATCAATTACTTCTTCCATACTATTTCCTCTAAAATACTAACAACTTCATCAGTTACAAAACTTTTTTCGTTATAATGAAGAATATCTTGTTGTTGATAATTTCCAATTTTTAATTTTCCTTGCAGATCAAAATAAAATCCAACGTGGTCAGAAATTGTATCTGCAGGCCAAGGCCAATTTTGTATCATTGGTTTTAAATGTATCACTTTAGGAAATTCTAAATCATAACTAATGTCATCTTGTATGTCTAAAATTTTTGCGGCTAAACTAAATGCTTCGTCAGTTCCGACTACCTTAGGACGATAGTTTTCTAAAAATACAGTTTTAAATTCATTAGGATTTTTTAAAATATATCTACCCAAAGAAAAGAATTCTTCAGCTAATTCAGAATCTTTTTTAAAGAATGTATAAAATGAATACAAATTAGGAAGATTGTTATGTGCAAATGTTTTTCTATAGTAAGAATCCGTTACAATCTCTCCGCGATATGTGTATGACTTGTTGGGGATATACAACTCGGTGTTTTCAATAAAGTATTCAACCCAATGACTATAGTCTCTAAAAAACAACATATCTGCGTCTAAACATATAGTTTGATCCCAAGGACTTAGCTTGTCCATCCAACTGCGGCCGTCCCAATGAGTTTCTTGATCCCATTTAATAACTCTATCAAACACCCAAGGACTTTTTAATGTTTTAACAGATTGTACATCATCAGTTATTAATGCAACTTTATCAAATCCCTCTCGTTGAGTATTTTTGATACTTAATGCTAGAGCGTATGCTAATTTTAAATAGTCAACTGAATCATTTTTAGAAATAACAATAAGATATCCAAAAGTCATAACACCTCCAAAAATTCTTTTGCATTTCTGATTATGCTTTGTTTGTTCATTACGTGTACATCTGAATCTTTAATAGATGTAATAACTACATGATCCTCACTCATACTGTCATTTAAGTAAATCCGTAATTGATTTTTGTCAATAGAATGGATTAGGTCTTTGTCTAGTAATGTTAATATCGGAGGAAGGTCTTCTCCTCTATTTTCAAAACCATTTAGCATATGTTTTGCTATACTAAAAGAAATATCATTTCTATATTGTTTAGGACTAAACCTAAATAAATCTGCAAAGTAATTATAATTTGTCCTAATAACATCCACTAGATCAAAAAATATTTTAGATTCATTATTTTTAGTAAACATCACTGTGGTAGCCCAGTATAAAGGAATTCCAGTTTCAGATACCCATGAATCTAAAACGCCTTTTCTATCTCCCCTAACATCTTTCATAGACGGAGATAACATTACACTCGAATCAACATCCCAATACTCATTAAGTCTATCAGACATTATTAAAAAATCACTGTCTATTAATAATGTTCTATCATATGGGGTAAGATCCCAAACTGAGGCTCTATTTGAATTTACAAAAGGAACATTTTTAGAAGTATATCCGTCGTGAAGTACACGAGTATTTTGAGTTACCGGTTTTTCAATTTCTATAATCTTATCAAAAATTTCTTGAGAAAGGTTATAGATATTAGATGTTTGCATCCATTCCACTGTAAATTTATCAACTATTAAAGATACTGGAACTTGTAAATTTGTTTTTGCAAACTTTGCAGATACCAAAGACATTAACGCATAATCAACGTCTCTGCTATTATGAGCAAATATTAATATTCCTCTTTTCATAAATCTACTAATTTTTCAACCGTTCTACTTTTTTTAATAACTTCATATTCGCTCATATATTCAAAGCTAGCTGAAAAATATCTATCAAAAATTTCATCTCGAAATTTAATTAGGTCATCAATGAGAACAGGATTTTCATTACTGTCAATTAATGGTATGCCGGAAACTCTACCCTGATCAATACATAATTGTACGAAAGAAATTAAAGACCTATCAATATGAAAAATGCCGCCTGCATATCCATAGGTTAATTTAGCTTCTAATTTTTCTTTTAGAAGTCTTCTTTGTATTGCAAGTGTTTGGCGGTACTTTGAAAAATCAAGTGCTTTTTGTAAACGGTCGTCCATATTCATCCTCAGTTATAATAGCATATTATTTATATGCTACTATTATTGAGAAAAAATTATGCTCCGGCTATTGCAGTAATTGAGTATGTAGGTCTAGTTATTGTAAAAGTTCCGGACGGAAGTAAAGAACCTGTAGCTCTTCTTTCAGTTACTGTAACTGTTAACGTACCGTCAACAACGTCGTCTGGTGGAAACGATGATGCACTACCTGTTTGGGTCGGTAATGGTGGCACATTAAATACATCAACATAATTATCAACAAATCTAACTCGAATGTATACTGTAGTTGCTGTTCCGGCAGAATTATCTGCAACATCGCACTTAGCATCTAGATGATAACTATTTGCAGAATACGGTGCAGACGAAGATAAAGAATAAAAATTTTGATAAGAATTAGTTAATCTGTAAAAATTTTGACCGTTCATTGGGCTAAATCCTGCAGTCGGTGTTTGACTGCCAAAGGCCTGCATTCCGGCGGAAGAGGTTAGACTAGACCAATCGTTATTCTGAGAGGTAGCAGCTCCGCCTGTGCGTGATGATTGTATTCTAATTTGGCCGCCACTGTTAAAAAACCATCGGCATAAATTAGCGTTGGCAAATGTTGCCGTAACTTCACAGGAAACTAACGTGTTCCATTGAGTGGATCGAGTCGAATTTGTTGCACTCTCTGTTAAAAATCTTCCAGATCCAATATTAAATCTATTTGTGATAGCAGTAGAAATTACTCCACTATATTGAGTAATATTACTATAAGAAAGAAGTTGTCCTTCATTAATATCTGTTATTGTTGGAGCCACTCCGTCTTGGTGGGTTCGAGCATTAACAATATCATATCTAAGTAAATCCCAATCATTTTGGCTAATTTTTTCGTGTGCTGTTTTATCAG